TCAAATACAACTGCTTTAGTAGGATCAAGCAACCCTTTGTAACCATATTCTTTTGCTAATCTTTCTAAGTCTGTTAAATACTGTGGCTGATCGAATCTACCCTGCCCGTATTTTGATAAATAGCTTGTTGTATTCCTTATCCTTGACAGATTAGAAAATCCTAATGGGTCAGCCGTAATATCGTATAAATTTGGTAATTGCGTTGTATATACGTTTGGTCCTAAGCCTACTTCTGGCTTTACTTGATCTGGACTACCTCGGTAGAAGTACGTACGATCTCTTACTGGGTTTTTCCCATATTTAAGGCGTTCTGCTTCTGCTCCAGCAATCCCGCTTCCATATTGTCTAGGGTCTAACTCTAATAAACCACCTTTTTTACCAAAGTGAGTTAATGTTTCTGGTGCAGTTTGAATTGGAACATTTTGTGTAGTTCTCAAATAATCAGGCATACCACCCTGAAAATCCATGCGAGTAAACTCTGGAGGTAATGCTACTGATGCCTGTTTTGCATAT